CTCCAAGCTTCGACGGGCAACGCTCGTGGTCGAAGATGGGTACGCAGGGTGCGTCACAACCGAAACATCGAAAAGCCCAGACACCTCGCGGATGCTGCGACGCGGCTTGCCGTCGTCGCCCGGGGCCCACTGCTCGCCCTTAGCGTCAACCGTGAACGCGAAGCTACTGCCACGCAAATCCCCGCGGGCCGTTAACTCGCCGATGGTGCGGCCGAGCTCCGTGTTGGGCAGCACCACGGAATACCGCAGCCCCTTCTCGTCGCTGGTGAGCTCAAGCGTGCCAGACGACGTGCGGCCCAGCAGTTGGTTCGGGTCGTGGTTGAAGAGGGCCACAACGTCCTGCTTGCCCCGCTGGCGGTTCAGCACCTTGTCGAAGGCTCCCGGCAGGATCGTCTCCCGAAACCCCCCCAGATCGACGCTGAGCGTGTTGTATCGCACCGCGTAGCCGGTGAGAGTCAGCCGGCCGTCGGCCCGCGTCTCCACGGCAACGCCGGCATCCTCGGCAAACTCCCAATCGCGTCGCTCGATGCGCTCGGCAGCCACCACGTCGTGCTCGTCACTCATTGCCAGCCTCCATGCTTGCGATTAGCCACTCACGTGGCGTTCGCTTTTTCCTTTTCACGAATGATGCCGTCACCGTCGCCGTCGCGCGGTGTTCCGCTCACGGCAGAAACTGCCGCGACGTGGTCGTCCAGTATCTTTTGCTTTCCAGCAGCAGACTCCTTGTCAATGCGCGCATGATGCTTCGCAACGACGGAGTCGAGCTTTGCGCTAGCAGAATCCTTGAGCTTTTCCTTGAGCGAGGACTCAATGCGCTCTTTGTCTTTCCAGTCCTTGTACTCTGGCGTTTGCTTCCACTCGTCGTCTGTCAAAGGCCGTTTAACAACGCGCCCAATACTGTCCTGCTCGTGGTAATTGTTTTTCGTGCTTTCCGCTACGGTTTGTGCCCACGAGCGGTCGCTGTCGGCGTTGCTCCACGCCTCGTATTCGGGGACGCTTTCTATTAGTTTCTGCAGGTCTTCTGCATGCTCCCCCGAGCCCCACCGATTCGATTCAAGCTTCTCGCTAATAGCGTCGGCAGTGGACTGGTAATACTCCTTATCTTCAGCCGCCTGCTTGTCAACCTTTGACAGCTCCCTATCTCTCTTCTTTTCAAGTTTTGTGATTTGCTTCTTGGCCTCTTTCGGCGTGCTGGCGGCTGATTGCGTCCCGGAACCTGACGAAGTGCCAGTCGAGCCAGAATCACCGCCTCCTCCACTTGCCCACTTCCCAGACTCGTCGCGCGGCTGGTCTTCATTGAACCGCATTAGTGGCAGCGACCGCCCAGACGGCTGATGCGTCGTCATGGTGCCGCTCTGGTTCGTCTCGCTGGCCGGGTCCTCGCCTTCGGTAACGTCCTTAGTGGCGTCGCCGGCCGTGTCCTCAGCCTCGCCTGGCGAGTCGTCCTCGCTCTCAGGCATCGGCCCTAGGTTCTCCTTCATCCGCACCTCTTCTGGCGTCATCCAGCGGTTGCGGATGGCCACCTCATACGCCGCATAGCGGCTCGTGATGTCGCCACGCAGCAGCCCTTCCACCAGGAACTCGGCGTACAGGTCACCGTCCTCTGGCAGCACGTCACGCTCAATGGCACCCTCAATGCGACGCAGCCACGGGGCGATGGTGAACTTCTCGAAGGACACCATCTCGCTCTGCAGATTCCCCCAAGTTGCTCTGCCGAGCTCTTGAATCATGTGCGGCGGCATGCGCCAGACACGGCAGATCGCCAGCAGCGACTGCATCCAGAGCTCGGCAAGCTGGCTCTCTTGGTTCGTGGCCGAGACGGTATCGGCCTTGAGCCCGTTGCTCAGGATCGCCGTGCGGCCAGCCTTGGCGGGGCCGCGGTGTGCCGCCTCCCACTGGTCACGCAGTTGCTCGCGGACTTCGCGGGGCAACGCCTGGTCGGTGTGCAGCACAATGCCCGGCTGGGCGTTGTTCTTGTAGAACGCCGCCGCGTACTGCTCCAGAGCTCGAGCCAGGCCGATAGCATCCTTGCCGAGCTCCACCGGAACCTCGCCGTGAATGCCGTCAAACGACAGCCAGCGAACGTGCATGATCTGGTCGTCGCGGTACGCCTGCTGCCGGCCCGTGCTCGGGTCGGTGTAGACGTAGGACAGCGACATATCGCCTTCCTGCACCACCTTCATGCCGGCGGGGTTCAGCGGCCGAAGCTCGCTCACGCTGCCGCGGTCGCCGGCCACCTTGAACTGGTAGGAGTTGCCGTAGAAGCCCAGGTGCAGGCACATCTGCTCCACCCACTCGTACCGCGTCTGCCAGCGATTAGGCCGTTTGGCGAGCACGTTGTAGAGCGGAAGATCCTTGGCTCGCTCGCTGTTGTGGTCGTCCAGGCGGCGATACAAGTGCAGCGGCAGGCTACCGACAGTCTCGGCCACCACCCGGGCACACGCGAAGTACGCCGCGGTTTTCATCGCCGTCTCGGGCGTGATCCTCACGCCGCTCTCGGCGGCCATCGCCACGAGATCGTCCCAGCGGGACATGCGGGTGTCGAGGAACTTGATCTCAGGCAGCGTTGCGGTCGCGTCCATGCGTCTACCAGAAGGAGATTTCGGGCATCTCGGCTTGCTTCATCGACTCGCCCATGTGCACTCCCACCGCCATGATGGTGGCCACGACGGAGTCCACACGTTCGGTGCTCTTGGCTTTCGACACCTTGACGTTGCCAGCCGGGTCCGTCTGGACGGCAGCGTTTCCTAACTGCCAACTTACCAACGGATTCCCGCCGAAACGCACCTTTCGGTCCACGATCAGAGCTTCGAGTTTGCGAGTCGGTGCCGTCATCGACGCGAAGCCCTGCCCGAAGAGCGTCACCGGAAGCCCATCATCGGCGAGCTCAGTGGCAAGCTGCGTCGCGTTCCAGCGATCCACTGCCAGCCGACGCACGCGATGCTTCTGGCAAAACTCCAGAATGTCGGCCCGCACCCGCTTGTAGTCCGTGCTTTTGCCCTCGGTGTAGTGCAGCCACCCGTCGCGGTGCCACTGGGAATACTGCACACGGTCGTTTCGTTCACGCTCGGCAGCGTTGTGCTCGGGCACCCACGCAATCACATGCACGTCGTAGCCGCCGGCGTCGTTGGGCGAGACTGCCGAGAAGCAGGTGGTGTCGTAGTTGCTTGCCAGGTCGAGCCCGCACCACACGTCGCGGCCCTCTAGCGGTTCAGAGTGCGGCCCCATGCACTCGGCCACTTGGTCGGGCCGCAGCCACCGCACATCTGACGTGGTGGGGATGTTCAGCCGGTATCGCAGGAAAGCGTTGAGCTTGGTCGCGGAGTTCTCAGCCTCTTTGCAATCCGCGGCGAACGACTCCTCGGTGATGGTGTGACCGATAGACGGGTTTGCCTTCTTCCAGATTTCTGGGCTTTTCCAATCGTCCTCGCGGCCGGCGGCGTAGATACAGCCGAAGAAAGACGGGTCAAACGCCGGATCGGCCAGGCACCGCTCGGCGTAGTCGTGCTGCTCGTACCACAGGTGCGTCTTGTTCGCCTCGCCGGCCGTGGTGATCGACAACACCAACGGCTGACGCCTGGCGGCACCGCCGTACCGCAGGGCATCCCACAGCCGCCGGTCGCCACGCTGGGCGTGCAACTCGTCGAACAGCAGGCACGAGATATTCAGCCCCTCGGCCCGGAACGCATCCGCCGAAAGCACCCGGTAGAACGAGTTGCTGCCGCGATGCACGATCGTCTTGCGAGAGTCGAGCACCTCGAGCACCTTGGACAGTGCAGGTGATGAGCGAACCATCGACGCTGCCTCGCGGTAGATGATGCCTGCCTGCTCACGATCGCTAGCCGCCCCGTAGCACTCGCCGCCTGCTTCTCCGTCTGCTACCAGCATGTAGAGCGCGATGCCGGCTAGCAGCGTGCTCTTGCCATTCTTCTTTGGGATCTCTATGTACCCAACGCGATGCTGCCGCGTGCCGTCAGGCTTCAGTCGCCCGTAAATCTCGCCCAGCACGTACTTCTGCCACGGCAGCAGCAGAAAAGGCTGGCCAGCCGTCTGCCCCTTGGAGTGCTTGAGCACCGTCTCAAAGAATCGGTAGACGCGCTCGGCCTTCGCTTGGTTCAGGCCAGGCCGATGCTCAGCCGTGGGCGGCAAAGAACTCTTCGAGCTCGTCTTTCTTGACTTCGACTTGCGTGGCAAGTTTCGTCCTTGAACTTGGAGTGAGCCCGAACTCACTCAATAGGCTAGCCTTCATGGCAACCAACGAGCGGTACATCGGCCCGGCCGGGTTGGGCTTCACGCCGCCTAGGTCGGTGTGCATCACGGCACCCCCGGCCCGCAGCTGCAGCAGGCACGACTGCTCCGCGGAATGAACTTCGCAGAGCGTGGCCAACGCCTCGCCGTCGCCGGTCGTCAGAACACCCATCCGCGAAAGGATGCCGGCGAGCTCGTTCCACTTCTCAAGAGCGACGGCGTCCACCTTGAGCCGCTCGGGCATCGGCGGCACGCCAACGGGAGCAGATGGCTCACGCTTCGTCTTGCTTTTCGCAGTCCCCTCAAGGATGCGAAGTGCGGTCGGCTTCGGTCGTCGTCCAGCTTTTGCCATTGTTAGCCTTTCGCGCCCAAGGCACGTTGCATACCGTTTCAAAACCGGCAAAACGCCGAGCAAAACCTAAAAAAACCCCGGGATTTCGATGGTTTTTGCGTGGGCT